AGGAATTGGCTTTAGCACCCACTGTGTTTGCGCTTCATCCCAAGTGTATGGCTTGCCGTCATCTGGGTACGGCAACGGGGCTACCCATAGGCAAGTCGCATCATCAATAACCCACGACGGGAATGGGGATGGCGGAATAAACGCATCGCGCACAGCGTCGTATGCGTAACCGATCCCCGCGTAGTTCTTACGCAATGGACGCCCTTCTGGATGTTGGCCACCGTATGTGTTGTACGAGGTCTGCACCCAAAGCGCAGGATCGCCAAACGCGCCTGTGTCAATAACATCCTGTTCGATAACCAGAACCTCAGTGACGATGCCGTCTTCTACTTTTGCAAAATGAGCCACGCTAAATCCTTACCAAGTAATCGTGCCGGATGAGTTGAACACGTAAATTGTGTCTGACCCGCTCGTGGTGATGGTTGGCGAGCCTGTAGTTGATGTCGCAGCAGATGCTGTAGGCACACGAATAATGACAACGCCGGAGCCACCCGCAGCGCCAGAACCGCCGGAGCCGCCACCACCACCTGTGTTTGCAGTGCCCGCAGTCGGTGAACTGCCACCGTTGCCTCCACCGCCAGCGCCACCGCCATATCCACTTGTGCCACCATAAAAATATGAGTGTCCGCCGCCACCACCGCCGCGAGTAACAGCGGCCCCTGTGATTGATGAAGAAAGACCCGCGCCACCACTAGGGCCACCACCCATTGCGCTTGCGCCGCCGCCTCCACCGCTAACGTAAATGGTTGTGCTCCAATATTCGCTGTAAAAAGTTGTGCTGACACCACCTTTAAAACCTTGCCCAGCAGTTCCTTCAGCTCCTCCCGTGCCCGCTGCGTCGAAGCCAGACGCTCCGCCACCAGAGCCGCCAACAGCGTTGCCCGTTCCACCGCCTATCGCAATTACCGATGAGCCTATGCTTGAATTTAAACCGTTGGCAGCAGCCGCGCCCCCCGCACCTACTGTTATGACGTTTGTGCCGTAAGGAATGTTTCCAGTAGCTGTTAAATAACCACCCGCACCACCCGCGCCTTCACCTGTTGCGCGACCGCCGCCACCGCCAGCTATGACTAGGTAAGTGACAGCAACTGTCCGCTGAATAATCACGCCAAAAGTGGCCTTCCAAGCATTGGTGCCTGTCTTGAGTAGTTGCACGGAGTTGCCAACTTGCACCACAGGATTTGATAGTGTGGATGAGCTAGTATTTGGTTTAACCGTAACCCCAGAAACAGCCAAGAAAATATCAGTTGTTCCCTCGTTCACAATCGTAATCACCGACCCGATAGGGAAAGCAACGGATGCGTTGGTCGGGATTGTAATCGTCTGAGCGCCAGTGTTGGCAGAATAAATTTGCTTGCCAGCGTCGCCTAACACAAGCGTGTAGTTGCCGCTCTGGACGTTCTGTGGGTACTGCACCGCGCTCACTGGAGGCGCGCTAGAGGCCCAGTTCGTTCCGTCGCTAGTTAGGACGTTACCGGAAGTGCCGGGGGCGATAGACGCGGCCCATGCAGAACCAGTTGAGACGGCAAGACCCGCGCTCGGATAAACCTGCGCAGCAATTGCTCCCCAGCTTGCGTTTGTACCATCAGTCGTGACGTACTTTCCGGCGTTGCCGGTCTGTGACGGAAGCTGGTTGTTAAGTGCCACCTGCTGCACGAAAGCAGTCGTGGCCACCTGAGTTGTGTTCGTGCCGGACGCTGCTGTCGGCGCGGTCGGCGTTCCAGTGAACGCAGGAGAAGCAAGACCCGCTTTACCATCCAACTGCGTCTGCACGTTGGATGTCACGCCATCAAGGTAGACGATCTCTGCCGCGCTTACGCCGCCAATGCTTGTCGTCGATGGCAGCGTTACAGTGCCTGTGAATGTCGGACCAACCAGCGGTGCGTAAGTAGACGCTGCCGCCGTGATGGCTAGTTTGTCATCAAGCTGCGTCTGGATGTTCGACGTTACGCCGTCGAGGTAACCCAGTTCCGTCGCGCTGACACCGCCAATGCTGGTTGTGGATGGTAGGACAACCGTGCCGGTAAATGTTGGCGAGGCAAGCGGGGCAACAATGCCGCCAGAAACCGTGCCGGTTACATTCAACGTCCCGGCAACAGCGGCTACTTTTCCCGCACCTACGTTAATACCAACGCTCGTCCCTGTGCCGTTAGCGGCAAAGACACCATCGACGAGATCAAGGTCGGTGTTTAGCTTATTGCCCCAAGTATCGGCGGATGCACCGATCTCAGGTTTAGTGAGGCCAAGGTTTGTAGTTGTTGTATCCGCCATTAACCAAACGTCCTTGTCCTAGAAGCCAACCGACTTGAACCCGTCTTGGCCCGTTGTTCTGCAACTTCGTATTCAGCCATCAGGCGATCTAATATACTAGACCAAACACCAATGCGCTCATCTTCTTTCAAATATGGCGCGCTTTGAACAAGCGTTGCATAGAGGTATATATCAGGGTTGGCCGTTAAAAGCCAGTTAGATGTGTTCGAATCCGACAAACCAGCAACGCGGGCGTAGTACATCAACTCACCCGTGTACGAACCATCTGGTGCGGGAACATGTTGGAACTGAGTACCAACAGTTGAGAAGAACATCGGTACGCCAGCCGCAGAAAACTTTGTCTTCTGGATGATGGCTTCTTCCGGCGTTACAAATTCCATAACCGTGATTGGATTGGTGTTAACCTGATAACGGATTGTCTCCATCCAATCGGATGGGCGGTTCTCATACTCCGCGTCAATAGTGACGGTAGCCCGTGTCACCATTTCTGGTGAACGAAGACGGCGGTTAAGCGCAGCCTCGGCTAATGAAATGAAGGACGGGATCGCCGCAGTCAGATCATCCCTGTTAAGGAAGTCTGCGACCGTAGTCCTTAATTCGGAGTATGTAGAAATTGCCATTAAACAGTCCCCGGCCTTGTGCGGAAGTAAAGGTTGTCCGGATCGTTCAACCACTTCTTCATGCGCTCTTGGTCTTGTGTAATACCTTGGCGCTCAAGTTCATAATACACTGAAATCGGGATGCTGCCAACCTTTGTCCATTCACCCCAGCGTTCCGGCGCGTTGTTAAATTCGCGTTTGTTCTGCTCGATGATTCCCGAAACGTCCTGCTCTTTCGAGATGATCGCTTCGTCCTTCTCGGCATCGTAATCGTAAAATGTTTTGACGCCTGTGAAAGCATCGTCGTTGATAAGGCGTTTAGTCATAAAACCCTCAATAGTTAGATGAGGGGGCGTTATGCCCCCTCACCCAAATAGACCTTCTTACGAAGTGGTCAAGTCGGCTACGATACCGTGCGCAGCTTGGCTGTTTACCTTCAAGCCATACTCGACGAGGAGCAGAGCCTTCTCGGCGTCGCCGGTTTTCGCCAAGTCCATTTTCTGGATTGGACGAAGAACTGCCAACGATGCGTAATCAGGATCAACGATGAACGCATCGCGGTCACGCTGGAAGCGGTTAGGAACGATGTTGACTGTACCGAAGTCAGACACATAAACGTCGGCTGCGCCGATGATCTGTGCCTGCTGGCCAGCAGGAACGTCACGGAACTTCGTGGCGATACCGGCGAATGCAGAAGCGGCGGTCTTGTTGAAAGGACCGGTCATCAGCATCTTAGGTGTACCACCCGAAGTCCAGACCTGCTGGATTACGTTCTTCAGAAGTGTTTCCGTGAACGCACGCTGCGTACCATCGGTACGAGCAGCAGTTGGGGTTGAGCCAACAGTTGGGTTAGCACCGCCTGAACCGAACGAGGTGTTCGAGGTCAACCATGCAGGCAGACCAGCAGTACGACGTGCAGTGGTGGTGTTACCAGCAACCGAAGCTTGGTTGGCAAGAAGAGCGGCTTCCATGTCGCGCTTCAGTTCCGAACCCAGCTTAGCAAGCTGATAGGTCATTTCGTTACGACGACCAGCCTTATCGACTGCTTCAAGCGTACCGGAGATTACGACGTTCTTCGTGCTGATCTGCGTGTAGTTACCAACGCGTGCGGTTGGCGAAACAGCAGTGAACGAAGAAATGTCGTCACCTTCGAGTGCGGCGTTAGAAGCCGAGGCCGCAGCCAAAGCGTCGGTCT